TATATTACAAATACCAGATTGGTACAAAGATGCTAACTGTATAGACGCAGACCAAGATGAGTTCTTCCCAGATAGAGGTAGTAGTACTGTAATTGCTAAAGCTATTTGTAAAGAATGCAAAGTTATAGAAGAGTGTCTAGAATTTGCAGTAGTAAGAAAAGAACGATTTGGTATATGGGGTGGTAAATCTGAACGAGAACGTAGAGCCATTAGACGAGAACGACGAAAGAAAGGCGAGAAGTTTTAACGTTCCTTTATATTACTGGGAAATTATACTGGTTAAAGGGGACGACCCAATGCTATTTGGCCCTTTAACACGACACGAAATTTTTGAATACCTAGAAAAGGAAGGATATGAAATACCTTTTAGAATAAAAAGGTTAAGACCAGATGCAAGATAAGTTTGTAATATTAGATTTTGAGACCACAGGTTCGGATATATTACACACACCACCTGTAAAGAATGGTTATTTCAAATCAAAACTATGGTATGACCCTATTGAATTCGCCATGATAGATTTATCTAGTGACCAAGAGTACCATTACTTCATAGAACCACATAAAGATTTCCTAGTAGAAGGCATACCTTGGGCTACTGATATACACGGATATGAGAAAGAAGACTTTATAAAGCGAAAAGATTTACAGAAATGGGAAGATGTGTACCCAGAGATACAGAAAGTTTTGACTGGTAAGACTGCTGTTGCACATAATGCTTTTGTTTTTGACCAGATAGTTATGGAACAAACTTGTGACAAGTACAAAACACTCGTTCCTCTTTGTAAATGGAGAGATACCAAGGTAGAGATAAAGCAGATGTATCCAGATAAAGCACATAATCAAATTGAAATAGCGAAGTGGATGTTAGACGAAGAGTATAAAGCACACTCTGCTATTGAAGATGTACGTATCTTGGCAAAGATTTTTAAATACATAAATGAAAAACCTGCTTGGATATTTGTATAAGATTCTTGACTTTAAATTGATATCGTTTAATATTTCTAATACACCAACAAAAGTTGCGTGTTAAGAGAGATTATCAAAAAGATATCTCAAAAAAGAAAGAGGATAAAATGCGTAATGCAAAAATCACATTGCCTATTCAGGTAATTCGTACATTAACTTCTTTAACTGATAAGAATGTTAAAGAATATTATGGATATGTTAGTTGTAAGGATTTAGCGGAAGCTGATGAATTGCCAGATAATCCAAATCCAAGAAAGCCAATAGCTGACAAAGCATCATATGAAGAAATGGTTTTAGCTCTTACTGATGAGCAAGAGTCACCAGACTTATTTATGTTTGCAGCACTTGGCATACATATCTTTGCTACTGATGCAGTAGTAGAAGGAAATAAAATAACACTTACACTTTCAAGCAAAGATGGTGTTGTGAATGGTGGACACTTGTATAGTGCTATCAGAGAGAATAGTAGTTCTATTCCAAAAGATAGACTAGTCAGAGTGTTTATTATGACAAATGTTTCAGATGAAAACACAAGACTAAATATCTCTATTGGTCTTAATAACTCATTACAAGTAAATGATGAATCACTGTTAAACCATAAGGGAGAATTTGAATGGATTAAGAAAGGTTTAAAAAATACACCTTACGAGGATTCAATAGTCTATTTCCAAGGAGATGAAGGTACTGTAAAAGTTAGAGATATTATCTCTACTGTATATTCATTAATTCCAGATGGTTCTGAATTAACAACTAAGCCTGTTAATAAATTAGCGGCGTATGGTGGCAAAAATAAAATTGTTTCACGTTATGAAGAATCAGTAGGAGATTACAAGAAGTTTGAGAATAGTTTGAAAGCTATTTACAAGTTTAAAGACTATGTACAACAAACTGCTTACCCAATGTGGTGTGAAGCTACAGGCGAAACTATAGATGATACTCCATTTATATTTTCAAAATGGGCTAATAACAAAAATCAAACACTATTCATTGAAGATGACATAGAAATGGAATTCGTATTACAACAAGCAGTATTAGTTCCTGTTCTTGCTTCTTTCAGAACAATGATGGCAATGGAAAAAAAGTTTGACCTACACAAAGCTAAAACTGTTTGGGATAATATCGGAGTTAAGTTGATGCAAAGAGGTGTCAGAATAGCTAGACAATTTGACCAATTAAGGCCAGTAGGTTACTTTCAACCAATGTGGTCAGATATATTTGAAGATGTAAGAGATGAACTACAATCTTTAAGACAGAATAGACTATCTGCATAGGTTGTTATACTAGAATAGTAATCATCTATGGAGACATAGTAAGAATACTTTTCAATAAGATTAAGGCCGTCCTGTGAGGCGGCCATTTTATTTAAATACCAAACTGTTATGGTAAGGTTATATAACCATGGTTCAAGATTTTATTTACGCAGGTTACAGATTTAAAAAACAAACACTCAACAAATACGAGAATGTTGTAATTATGTTTGTAAAAGATAAACCTGTTCAACAGATGTTAATACCTAAAGAGATAAATATTTTTGAGTACATAGATGCTTATCTTAATAAATTTAGTAGACAGTTAAATACCACGAGGAACGTAAAGAATAGGTAGTATATTTATGTCGGCATCCACACCGACCTCCTCCCATCATCGGCTGTCCATAGGATAGCCGTATTCAAAATAACTGATATACTTAATGCATGCCGAGATATGATTATAAATGCTTAGCTTGTAAAACAAGTTATGAGATTACACATAAGATTACTGAGGAACCAGAGATTTTGTGTCCTAAAGATAATTCAATATGTAGAAGACAGATATCTAAAAACGTAATGTTTGAAACTCCTGTTGATGTAGAATGGGAAAAAGACCCAAGTGATTTAACAGTCACTTCTTACAAGAAATATAGCGAGGCAAAAAAAAGAAAGTTTAGGTGGTAGGTTTGGACGACATAAGACCAGATGAAACGTTTAGAGAATGGAAAGCTAGAAAGCTTAGAGAAAAAGGACCAGGATTTAATACTGGCATGGGACTGAAAACATATAAGCCCGATGATGAGAAAAGTGATGCTGCTAAACGTGCGAGAACAAATCGTAACAAAGGTAGAAGAAAACAAAACCTAGCTCGTAAGAAACTAAAAATACCTAATACTAAGTTCCGCTCAATGATGGGACACGAAGAGAGTTGGCTAGGGCATGTTCGTGTAGAAGTAAAAGCTGGTAAACAGGTACAGACTATATGGACTAAGTTTAAGAAAGCAAAAGAACAAAGCGATACCAACACAAGAATTGGAGACACTAGACCATTTATATTTGTTGCTATGCCTGACGGAACATCAGATGGTATGGTTGTTATGGAGCTAGACAAATTAGAAGAAACAATATTTGCCTTAATCGAAACATGGGATGATTACGATGAAGAGTAATGGTTAAATATAAAGGAATTCTTCCACCATTACATGAAGCACAAAAGCAAGTAGCTGATTCAGAAGCTAGGTGGAAAGTTTTATGTGCAGGAAGACGATTCGGCAAAACCCGTCTTGGTGTACAGATGTGTATGGAGAATGCACTACAGGGTAAGAGAGCGTGGTGGGTAGCACCTACATTTGCAATTGCTCGTGTCGGGTGGAGAGCTATTGAAGCAGCAGCTATGTCATTCCCAGAAAAGATAAGACCCAAAGTATCTATTGCAAATATGGAAGTACATTTTGATAACGGTGGTTTCATTGCAGCTAAGTCTGCTGATAATCCGCAAAGACTTAGAGGTGAAGGTCTTGACTTCCTAGTTATGGATGAGGCAGCTTTTGTTAAACCAGAAGTATGGAGAGAAGTTCTAAGACCAACTCTCACAGAGAGAAAAGGTAAAGGTTTATTTATTAGCACTCCTATGGGAATGAATAACTGGTTTTATGATTTGTGGCAGAACGCACAAGATGATAAGAACTGGGAAACATTTAGATTCTCTACACTAGATAATCCAGCTATTGACCCCGAAGAGTTAGAGGTAGCTAAAAAAGAAGTTGGTTCTGTTATTTACACACAAGAGTATTTAGCAGAGTTTGTTGATTCTGGACAATCTTTATTTAAACCTCATTGGTTAAACTATTTTCAAAAAAGCGAAGAAGGATTATGGGTAGGTGGTGGTGGTTCATGGGACCCACTTGAACTACAACACTTTGGTGCTGCTGATATTGCTGTTACCACTGCTACATCATCTGACTTTACTGCTTTAATAGATTTTGCAAAACACCCCGATGGTACTTTGTTTATTAATGATGTTAAGCAAATTAAAGTAGAAGGGCCTGATGTGTTTCCTGAAATAAGAAATATGTACGAAAGATATAATTGGTCACACGTATGTATTGAGAATGTAGGTTTGTCTAAGACTGTATCTCAAATGCTACAGAGAGAAGGATACAGAGTTCAGGAAATGAAAGCAGATAAAGATAAAATAACCAAGGCTTTACCATTATCGGCTAGGATGGAGTCTGGAGATGTACTAATGAAAGCGGAAGCACCATGGCTACCGAACCTAGAGCGTGAGCTCCTTGCATTTCCACTAGGTTCGCATGATGACATGGTTGACGCAATGGCACTTGGGGCTCAAGAGATGCAAAAGAAACGCGTCTGGGAAGCATATTAATAAATGGCAGAAAGAAATAGATTTCAAAAAGCTTTTGATGCCTTCAGAGGTAAGGATTTTGAAAGCAAGACTGCAGCGAATTACAACCAATCTTATGGTTCTGATTTGTCTGTACATGGTTACAATACAACAGCTGGTTTTTGGGAATCAGATAAGTTAAGAGAGATTGGTGATGGCTCTGCTAACTCCGCAGTCATAGCCTGTCTTAACGTTTTATCAACAGCATTTTCAGAACCTGATTTACTTATAGTTAAAACTGATAGCTTCGGTAATAAAACTGTACAAGATAATCATCCCATAACAAATTTATATAAAAGGCCCAATCCCTATATGTCTGCTGGACTTTTATCACACTATATAGTTTTAGCAATAAATACAATAGGCGATGCTTTCCTTTACAAGAACAGGAACTCAAGTGGTAAAGTAGTTCAACTTGTTCCTATCATGCCTAACTTAGTAGAAGTTAGGGGAAATGAAAACGAACTTATCACTCATTATGAATACTATCAGAGTGGTAAAGGTGGAGAAAACTTAAAAATTCCTGTAGAGGACATAGTTCATATCCGACAAGGTATTGACCCAAATGACCACAGAAGAGGACATGCTCCACTCAAAGGTGTCTTAAGAGAAATACTAGGAGACGAAGCAGCAGGACAATGGTCAGCAGCTTTACTACACAATATGGCAGTGCCTGGTGTAGTTCTTTCTCCTCGTAATGATTCTCTTGGAGGTCCGACTAGAGAAGAAGCTGAAGCTATATCAGAATCATATAAGCAGAAATTTGGTGGTGCCAATAGAGGTGCTCCAATGGTGCTGTCTGGTTCAATGAATGTAGATATTGTTTCTTTCTCACCTGACCAAATGAAGTTACAAGAATTAAGAAGACTGCCTGAAGAAAGAATATCTGCTGTTCTTGGTGTCCCAGCAATTTTAGCTGGACTCGGTGCTGGATTAGATTCTGCCACTTACAACAACACAAGAGAGTTAAGAGAGTTCTTTACTGAGCAAAAACTTATTCCTTTATGGAAAATGGTTTCATCTGAATTAACACATCAATTACTAGAACCTGATTATGGAATTACTGATGGTGGCATTTGTGAATTTGATATTACAAAAGTAAGAGCACTATCTGAAGACATGGATGAATTATACAAGAGAGTTAATACAGGAGTTCAAGGTGGTTGGATAACTATTGGTGAGGCTAGAAAAGTTGTTGGACTTGAAGCAGATGATAGACATGATATTTACTTACGTCCATTAAATACAGTACAGATTACTGAAGATGGACAGCCACTGTTAGAAAGAGATAGATTCTCTCCAGACGAAGGTAAAGCTTTGTTAGGTTCAGTTGCTTTACCACCAGAGTCTACAAGGCAAGATGTTGTTGAATCACCTCAAAGAATATCAGAAGATAAATATATTTCTGAAATGCCCAATGGTGCTTTCTGTGTATTAAGTCATTATGACAATGAAGTTATTAAGTGTTTCAAAACTAGAGCTGAAGCAGAAAAGTTTTTAGCAAGTATGAAAAAAGCTTTGAAAGAAATGGAAGAAATTAAAGTATCTACAGAAGAAGCAGAATCATTAGAAGAAGTTGATTCTGATTCTTGGCGTAGTGAAAAGAAAGAGAAGCCCAAAAAAGATAGAACAAATTTTCCAAGTCCAGGTGACGACAAAAAAGTATCAATAAGTAATTCTAAATATAAAGAGTTTCCATTTGCTTATGCAAAAGATTTAAAAGAAAACTGGCCAGAGATATGGAGATTAGCTGGTAATGGTGGTAATCCACCTACTTCTTTTACTGGTAATGATGCCTATAGAAATTGGGCTAAATATAAATCTGGTGACAGAAGTGAATCAGTTCTTAACTGGGTTCGTAGAAGAGAACGTTACATGGGAAGACATCAAGGCAACACTAGATTAAATGGAACTATTGCCAATATTAAATGGGGCGGTGCTTCTAACATAGGTGTTCCCGCTATGAAAAAAATTATTAGTGAAAGAAAAGAACTTGTTCGCAGAAGAAGAAAGAAAAGTTTAGAAGTTGCAAATGAAATACTCGATGAAGCATTTGCATCAAAAGTTTCTGCTAATGTCAGAAAGATACTAACCAACAAGGTAAAAGAACATAACGAAGGAAGTCCTAAGCATAAAACAAATCTTAGAACTTTAGTTGCTGTGTTCAATAGAGGTGTAGGTGCTTATCGCACAAACCCTGGCTCAGTAAGAGGTAATGTTACATCTGCTGACCAGTGGGGCGTAGCTAGAGTTAACGGGTTCCTTCATGCATTAAGAACTGGAAAGTTTAAGAGAAAGCCATACGATACCGACTTGCTGCCTTCTTCACACCCTCTCTCATCTAAGAAAAGTGGGGAGAAAGCATCAAGCGTTAGAGTAGGTCAATCTGTCAGTTGGTCGATAAATAAGGACCCCGACCCACCCTCAACAGTACACGGAGTAGTAGTTTCGGTAGACGGTAAAGAAGCTACCATGCAAGTTTGGGCTATATTAGAAAGTGGTAAACACAAAAAAACAGATAGACAAGTAACTATGCCAATATCAAAGCTAACTGTAATTCAAGATATCACAAAAGAAAAGACACTAAATTCAGAGACCTCTGTTTAAAATAATCCTATATAACTGTAATTACAGAGGAGCATTTGCATGCAAGAAAGAGAAGTAAAAAATATAGACTTTAAGTTCGACGAAGACTCCGAAGGTAAAGTCTCTGCTGTCTTTTCTGTTTTCAATAATCTAGATTCCGATGGAGACATTGTTCTCCCAGGTTCAATAAAATCAGGTTTCAGGTCTGGTGATGTACCTATGGTATGGGCTCATAAATGGGACATGCCTATTGGAAAAGGTTACATCAGAGAAGATGGAGACAAAGCTACATTTGTAGGAGAATTCTTTATGGATACTGACTCAGGTCAGGAAGCCTATAAATTAGTTAAAAACATGGGTGACTTACAACAATGGTCATTCGGATATAGAGTCAACGATTCTGAATTTGGTAAGCATAAAGATATGAAATCAGAGGAAGAAGTAGATGCAAGATTTCTAAAAGATTTAACAGTGTTTGAAGTATCTCCAGTACTAGTAGGTGCTAATCAGGATACTTATACACTATCAATTAAATCTAATAACGATTTATTAAAAGAAATAGCAGAAGAGGGTAAAGCATCTGTAGGCAAAGATAAATTTGATAACCCTGGTGAAGCTATGGAGAGAGCTAAAGAGATGGGTTGTGATGGTATCCACTCAATAGACGAAGATGGTAAAACTATATATATGCCATGTAAAACACATGAAGCATATGAAGATACTATGAACGGTGAAGATGCTGACGACATGAAAGAAGCTAAGACTCATACAGAACAACATGCTGCTATGGAAGCCTTGGGAAATATTACAGAAGAGATGAAAGAAATTCTTGCTGCAATTCCCAAAGATGAAGATGCAGACTTACCACAATGGTGGGTTGATATGTTGAGAGAAATAGCTGAGAAGATGAAAGTGGCTAAGGATAATCTTGTTGAGCCTAAGCCAGAAAAAGTATTAGAACAAGTGTATGAAGACCCTGCAAAAGCGTTAGCCGAAGCAGAAGCCGAAGGTAAGTCAATAACAATTGTCGAATCTGAAGGTAAGTCTTATTACAAAGTAAGTGAAAGTGTAGAAGAAGAGACACAAGATAATGTTTCTTTTTCACAACAAGTCAAAGATGTGCTTGCTGCATTCAACGACTTGATGGCACGAGCTACCGCCATTGCGATGTTACGTGCTAAGGATGGAAGGAAATTAGGTATGAAAGCTACTGACGCTTTAAGAGCGGTTCAGGAAGATTTACAAGATGCCTGGTCTGAAGTCGATGAATTCATTACTGAATTCGGTGCTATTGATAATGCTACAGTAGAAGAGCTAGAAACTGAAGTAGAGGAATCTGCTGATGAAGAAGCATCTGCTGAAGAAGAAGTCGAAGCTGAAGCAACAGAAGAATCTGTTGATGCAGTTGAAGTTATCGAACCTGAAGTAATTGAAGAGGAAGAATCTGAGGAAGAGGTTGAAGAGGAGTTAGCTCCTGCTACAGCTGATACTGAGGAAGAAGTCTCTACAGTTGCTGAAGAAGAGATTACTGACGACGAATCAGACGCACTATGGGCTGAAGGTCAAGCATTAATTGCTGAATCTTTAGAAGCCGATTTAATAGAAGAATAATCAAATATATAACAGGAGATTAACAAAATAATGAGTAGAGCAAAAGAACTCAAAAATGAAATTGCTAAATCCCGTGAAGAGTTAAAAAATGCTTTTGATTCACAAGTAGACGGCAAGTACACTGCTGAGGCCAAAGAGAAAATCAAAGGTCTCAACACAGAACTAGCTGGACTTGTTGACGATTTAAAAATCGAAGAAGCTAAAGCTCAAAACGAGAAAGCAATGGAAATTAACGATGCACCTGTAAACGCTATTCCAAATGCAGACATTCAAGAAAGTGGAAAAAAATCCATTGGAGAAATGTTTGTTGGAACTGATGCTTATAAAGCATACAACGAAAATGGCGTAAAAGGTGTAGATTCAAATGTTGAATTTAAAACAACTTTGAACACAACAGGATACGCTCCTGAGAGCTTAAGAGCTCCAGGAATCCTAGAGACTGCTCTTCGTAACCCAGATAGCGTTATCGGATTGTTTGACCAAATTCAAACAAGCCAAAACGCATATGTGTACCTCGAAGAGACAACATTCACAAACAATGCTGGTTCAGTTGCTGAAGCTGCTGACATTAGTTCATCTAATGAAGGTGCCTTAGCATTTACAGAAAGAACAGAATCCATCAGAAAGATGGCTACATTCTTGCCTGTAACTGACGAGCTATTAAGTGATGTTGCTGGTATTCAAGGATATGTCAACTCACGTTTATCAACAATGATGAAATTGAATCTTGACAACCAACTTATCAATGGTGATGGTTCAGCTCCTAACTTGACAGGTGTATTAGCCAAATCTGGTATTAATACATTTGACTACGCAGCACCTTACGGTGGAGAACTTGCGAAGTTAGGTCAAATTTACCAAGCAATCACAGAAATAAGAAAAGATGCATTTGTAGAACCAGATGCAATCGTAATGCACCCATCAGACTGGTATGACCTAGTTACATCAGTATCTGACATAACAACAAGCGGTTCCAAGAACCCATTATTTGTTGTTGCTGGTGGATTCGGTGATTCACCTGCTCCAAAACTTTGGGGCCTTGACGTAGTTCCTTCAACAGTAATTGCTGCTGGAACAATGTTAGTAGGTAAATTCGGCGGTGGCGATGCTGCTCAAGTAATAATGAGAGAAAACGTCGACCTCGCTGTATCTGATAGTCATAGTGACTTCTTTGCGAAGAATCAATTGGCAATTAGATTGACAATGCGTTTAGGTTTTGCTATTTATAGACCAACCGCATTCTGCTCAATTACCAATATGTAATTAAGCTTTGTTTCTTGGGGGTGGTTCGTACTACCCCCAAAAACATTTAGAGGAGTAAAGATGGAACAAAACCCAAGAACAAGATTGAACCCTTTTGGGATGATTAAAAGAAATAAAAATTTTTTCGATAAGTCTCAAGAGATTATTGATAGCTTTAGAAATGTGGATTCTGAAGCCTTACAGGAGAAAGATGCCTTACCACAAAAAGCCGAAGAAGAATAACAAAAAACCAAAGAAGCCAAGAAAGTAAGGTAGGATAGATTATTATGTACACAGTATTAGAAGAGAACGTTTATAGACTACCTGACGGAAAAATCTGGAAAGGTGTTCCAGCTGATTTACCAGTTGCTCAAGCAGACTTAATTGCTAAAGCAGGTAAAGAATATCCAACTGAGTGGCTAAAAGAGCAAGGTGCTTTAGAAGTAAAGAAAGCTCCTGCTGCTAAGAAAGCTGACCCAGCAAAAGCAAAAGCACAAAAACCAGTCGAAAATAAATCTGTTAAAGTAGAAGAATCTAAATCAGAAGACAAGTAACACAGGAGGTCTAACCTATGGCTTTCTGTACAGCTGCAAACGTAGAACAGTATGTTCAATTTGCTATATCATCTAATTTAGAATCACATCTTACAGATAACATCATTCCACTTGTAGAAGCTGCTATAAAGGAATATGTTGGATATGACGTAGAACAAACAACACAAACTGAAACTTTTACAGGTGACCAAACCAAAGATATATTTTTAACACATCTTCCAGTTAACTCAATAACATCAATAGTAGAAGATGATACAACGCTATCAGAAGGTAACTCTAGAGACTTTGTTAAGTACTCTAACGGTAGAGTTACTCGTATAGGCACTAGATGGTCTTATGCTAGACCCTTAAACATAACTGTTACTTATAACGCAGGTTATTATGCAAGGGGTTCTGGAAGCAATCCTGAATTACCAATACAATTTAAATCAGTTACTGAAAGAGCTGCAGCAAGGATTATGGAATCTACATTAATAATTGCATCACAACAAGAAGCAGCAGAGATTAAAGGGCAAACCTCATCTGATGTTTCTAACTTTGTTCTATCTGATAGCCAAAGAGTAGGGGACTATTCAATAAGTTACCCAGGAGGTTTATCACTAAACGCTGCAACAGTCTTAACAGCTAGCGACTTAACATTGTTAGCACCATTTAGAAGGCAGTTCTTTGTATAATGCCAGCACGTTTTCCTCGTAGGTTATTAATAGACACTATTACAATACAACGTACATCTGGTAATTCAGTAGATGAAAGAGGTAATCAAGATGAAATTTGGTTAGACTCATCATCAAACGTTCCAGCAAGGTTAGATTTACAAAGTGAAGTCGAATCAAGACAGGGTACTAACACAGTTGTAAAAACTTTTTCATGTGTTGTTCCTGGAGATACTGATGTAAAAGCATCAGATAGAATTTATGAGCCGTCTTCTGATAGGTACTATGAAATAAATAGTGTTAGTGAAGGTAGAAAGTTAGACGGTAATACTTATTATAAAAGTTTAAGTTTATTATTTAGAGAATAAAAGTGGGATATCTTGGTAGGGTAGCATCTGACTTTAGAGAGTCTATTGTATCTCCTAGAAAATTATACAAGTCATTAGGTGATTCACCATCTCATACAGATAGAGGTTACAGATTTGCATACAACTTAGGTACTGTTTCCGCTGTTACTGGTGCAGACACAAAAGCACTTAGAAGTGGGATATATGAAGGTTTACAAAGGTCACGTGATGTAAACGCTTTAAAGCAATCTCAAGGTAAATTTAAAAGCGAAAGTGTTATCAGGCGTTTAGTTTATCAATTTGGTAGCAGAATAGTTGGTACGGCTGTAAGTTATGCAATGCCAGTTGGTCTAGGTGGTATAGGTGGAAGATATGCAAGAGTTGTTAGTGGTAGGTTTACTTCTCTTAGATTAAAAAGAATGGAGTCAAAAGCTAAACAAGTATTTTTAGGTGATTTCCAATTAGATGCTAAAAAGGTTGACAGTGCAGTAAAGAAAGCAGCAAGACAGAATCAGATAGGATTAGATAAAGTTGTCAAAGCCATACAAGCAATTGCTATATCTGATGCACCTGACTATTACGCATTACAAAGAGCAAGTTTAAAAGACGACGGACTTTCTTATAAAGATGAGGGTGTAATGGCTGCAATATCTTTTCAGAACTATGGAATGGAAGATATAGATGCAATGTTAAGTAATGATGACATATTAAACATCATGGGGGCTAATGCGTTAAGAGATACAAGGGAAGTATATAGCGTATTGAGTGCACATGGAACAACAGCAGATGGTGCTACAATTATGAAGCCAACGCAGTTTAGTGATAGAAGTGCTGCTAATGAATTTGCAATAAAAAAATAATTCATCTGTTATACCTCTGTCGATTAGTCACGATGAAATACTTC